TTCGCTCATAGCGCAGATGTGAACAGCATAGAAATCGCCCTCAAAGCAGCGATTGAAGGCGACGCGAACCTGCGCGGCGCGAACCTGCGCGGCGCGTATCTGCGCGGCGCGAACCTGCGCGGCGCGTATCTGCGCGACGCGGACCTGCGCGACGCGGACCTGCGCGACGCGGACCTGCGCGACGCGGACCTGAGCGACGCGGACCTGCGCGACGCGGACCTGCGCGACGCGGACCTGCGCGGCGCGGACCTGCGCGGCGCGGACCTGCGCGGCGCGGACCTGAGCGACGCGGACCTGCGCGATGTTAAAAACTTTTCTTTCCAAATCATCCCCGAGGAAGGCGCATTCATCGGCTGGAAGAAGCTTACAAACGGCGTGATCGCCAAGCTGGAAATCCCGGCTGATGCAAAACGTACGTCTACGCCTATTGGGCGAAAGAACCGCGCGGAATTTGTTCGTGTTCTGGAACTGTTCGGCGCTGATAAAGGGATCAGCCAGCACGACTGCAAGACGGTCTATCGAGTCGGAGAAATCGTGAGGCCGGATTCGTACAACGACGACATTCGTCTCGAATGCACGAACGGGATCCACTTCTTTGTCACTCGTGCTGAAGCTGAAGCGTACTGAATACCACATAGAGAGACCACATGGACAAGATCAACGACGGCGGCCCGGCATTTCCTACGGGATCTATCGCAAAGAAGAAAGAATTCGCTGGCGACCGCGCCAAAGTCGTGCACGTCACCGAATTCGCAGCAGTTCATGCTGGCATGACGCTCCGCGACTACTTTGCGGCGAAGGCGCTAGGCGGCATTCTGGCCGACCCGAATGTCACGATCGACACCGCCGAGGATGCCGATCGCCTCGCTGCGGCCGTCTATCGGCTTGCCGACGCCATGCTCCGCGCGCGAGGTGAAGCATGAGCGAGATCAAGCACACATCTGGGCCGTGGTATGCGGTTCAACCTGACCACTGCAACGGATGGTGGATTGTTTCCAATGACCCAGAAGGCCATGACTGCGTTGACGATAGTGGCGATGGTGGGTTTGAAGAACACAAGGCGAGATTTATATCCGCCGCTCCCGACATGGCCGAGATCCTCGAAATCATCGCGGCCGACGCTGACGCCGGAACGATCATGCTCACCTCCGGTGTCCGTCTTGCGATCGACGCCGCGCTGATCAAGGCCGGCCGGAAGAAGGCGCCGGAGCCGGTGCGGCACTTCACGATCAATGGAGGCGTGTGATGGCACTCACTCCCGAGAAGCGCGAAGCCCTGAAGCTCGCTCGCGAACTGATCAAGACCGGCAAAGAGTATTTCATTTGCAACGCGCTTTTGGCCGTCGCGCGCATGCACCCTAATCTCAGCGCCACTTGCTACGAGATAAGGAAATTCATTAGCAACGCGATTTGGCCGAAAGCAACGCTTGGGGAGTGGCAGAGGCTCCATGGCATTCCTGATCGCAGCGACGCGCAGCGACGCGCCGATCGCATTGCGTGGTTTGACTGGATGCTCGACGAGCCGCAGGAGGCATGATGCGCGCCCCTCTCAACAGCCTAAGACCGGTAGATGACAACAAGCTTTTGGAGTCCTGCCGGCGAGTTCATCAAGGATTAGCTGCGATCGCATGTGTGCTGATCGTGGTCTGTTTAACGGTGCAGTTTTCCGATACGTTGGCAAGGAGCTTGGCATGAGCCGCAAGAAAACGAAACTTATCCCCGTTCATCTGCGCGACGAATTTCTTGGTTGGATGGCTGCGCATGACTTCGATGACATGTCAGATGGAGCATGGTTTGCGACGCTGGAAACGGCTGCTGAGCAATTCATCGAGGAGCATAACCTGAGCGCGTGCCCTAATGATGCAGCGCATTGGTATATACGCGTTGGAACTGGAGCCTGACATGCGCAAATGTGCATCGGCTGGATGTTCGTACTCACGGTTTGGCTGGTGTTGCCTGCTGACCCACCATACGTTGATCAAGCTGCTGCACATCGGAGCCAGACATGACGCACGGTGCTGACTGGCGACAACAGGAAGAAGTCGAGGAATGGCTGGATTGGTACGAGAACTGGGGGAAATATGAAAGTCTACAAAGCAATAGCAAACGTAGCAGCCACGCTGGCCAAAGAAGGGATCAGCAAAGGCCGGAAAAACCAGCAGCAGGGATACCAGTTCCGTGGGATTGACGACGTGTACAACGCCCTTTCCACCGTTCTGGCTGACAACGATCTGGTGATCCTGCCGCGCATGCTTTCGCGCGAGGTAGTCGAGCGCCACGCGAAACAAGGTGGCGCGCTGTTCTACGTGACCGTCGAAGCCGAGTTTGACTTCGTGTCGGCCGAGGACGGCAGCAAGCACACCGTCAAGACGTTTGGCGAGGCAATGGACAGCGGCGACAAGGCAACCAACAAGGCCATGTCCGCAGCCTACAAATACTGCGCCATGCAGACGTTCTGCATCCCAACCGAAGGCGATAACGATGCCGATGCGACGACGCATGAAGTCATGGCAAAGGGGCTGCCAGACGCAATCCTGAAGCGTCATACGGACGCCATTGTTGCCGCGCAGAACATGGACGAACTGAAGGCCGCCTATACGGCAGCGTACAAGGCCGCCCACGCAGTCAAGGACACCGTTGCCGAGGAAGTTCTGGCAGAGGCAAAGGACAATCGCAAAATCGAACTGGAAGGAGTTGCAGCATGACCGCCCTCACCCTTTACGCACTGGCTGGTGAATACAAGGAAGCCGCAGACAAGCTGGCCGAAATGGATCTGGACGATCAGACCATTGCTGACACGCTGGAATCTCTGTCTGGCGACCTCGAAGCCAAGGCGACGAACACGATCATGCTGGTTCGCAATCTCGAAGCGACGGCCGATCAGATCAAAGCAGCTGAAAAGGCTATGGCCGAGCGTCGCAAAGCGTACGAAGCGCGCGCGACACGGATCAAACAGTACGTCATGGACAGCATGATCTTTGCCGGTATCACGAAGATCGAGTGCCCGCTGTTCAAAATCGCAATACGCGACAATCCGCAGGCCGTCGTCATCGATGACGAGAAGCAAATTCCGAAATCGTATCTCACCGATCCGCCGCCGCCTGCGCCTGTACCGGACAAAAAACTCATCGCACAAGCCATCAAAGACGGTTGCGAGATCCCCGGTGCTCATTTGGAGCGCGGTCAGCGGTTGGAGGTCAAGTGAGCGACGAAGCCGAGATCAACATCTTCAGCTGCCTCGAATTCATCAAGAACAACGCTTCGAAGTATGCGAAGGCCAAGGCAACGCGCGTTTATCTCGAAGAGTTTCGAAAGAGCAAGAAAGCTCTGTTGATGAAGGACGCAGAGCGAGCCGGACACAACGCAGTTAGCGCGCAAGAGCGCGAGGCATACGCCGACGAAGGTTATCGGCAGCATCTGGAATCGTTGCAAGCCGCCGTTGAGGCCGAGGAAAAGCTCAGGTGGCTGATGGTTGCAGCGCAGGCAAAGATTGAAGTCTGGCGCACTATGGAATCCACAAGGCGTGTTGAGGCAAAAACGATTTAATCCCCGTTTAGCCCGCTAACACAGGGGCTACTTTTTTGGATACCAATCATGACCACCGATAAGAGCCGCGCTGATGCGCTGACAACTGCAATTGGCTTGTTGCGGGAGACTCAGACAACGGCGTCCAATTACGATTGGGCGTTGCGTCGGGACTCATTTTTGCAAACTCTCGCCGCATCCCCTGTCGAGCAGCCGCGCGCTGATGCGCTGACGGACGAACAACGGAAAGCGCTGGAAACTGCTGTGAATGTGCTCAACATCAATTGGGAGCACGAGACGGCAAACGAACTGTGGGAAGCGTTCACTTCTTCGCAGCCCGCAGCAGCGCCGCTCACAATGACGCTCAATCCCGCTGCGCCGCCTCTCACGATGGCACCCGCGCCGGTGGACGAGCGGGCGGTATTTCCGCGCTATACCGAATGGCTGCATCTGTGCGCGCATGGTGAGTGGTCGAACGGCGTGCCAGAGTGGGCGCGCGACTATACCGGCCGTATGAACGCCGTCACGGCCGCGATTGCGGTAATCGAAGAACTCGCGGCAGCCCGCGCATCTGCCAACGAGACGGGGACGGAAGGGGCGACGGCCGAAGCGGCGACGCTGCTGCGCCAAGCGCGTGACGAGCTGTGCCTGGTCGAGTGGGAGAACGATCCGCCGAATCGCGTCCAAGCGCTGTTCGACCGAATCGAAGCCTACGTCTCTCGCGCCCCCGCGCAGGCGGCGGAACCGGGGGCGCAAGGGGCGCCGCTCACGATGGCGATCAATCCGAATGCGCCCCCGCTCACTATGACTCTGGGCCCCGAGAAGGCTGCTGAATCGGTTGCTATTCCGGCCGGCCATGTGCTCGTGCCGATCGAGCCGAACGGCGCTATGTTGGATCGCGCCGTTGCGTTCGCGCTGAATGTGAAGATCGGCGGCGATTACCGGTGGACGCACTACATACGTGATTTGTGGGCCGCCTTTCTCGCCGCCGCCCCGCAGCCTCCCGAGCAGGCAGACGCTCGGGAGAGTGGTGACGGGGGTTCTCAATCATGAGAATCATCTTCACGTTTGCTGGCAAGCAAATACTCGTGGACGACGAGGACTATGCCGAACTCGCAAAGTACACATGGCGTGTAAATGCGCGTGGCTATGCACAAAGAACAATAAAAGAGCGCGGATGCCAGACCGTGATCCAGATGCATCGACAAATTCTCGGGTTACATACTGGCGATGCGCGCCTGGTAGATCACATCAATCGAAATAAGCTCGACAACCGTCGTTCCAATTTGCGCGCCTGTACGAAAGCGCAGAACGGCTGGAATCAAGGGCCGCAGAGAACCAATACGACGGGATTTAAGGGCGTCAATCAGATGCCCAGCGGCCGCTTTGCTGCTCAGATCCGCTATCTAGGGCAGAAGCATCATCTCGGATCATTTGACACTGCCGAAGAAGCCCACGAAGTCTACTGCCTCGCCGCGGACATGCTCCACGGCGAGTTCGCAAACCATGGAACGAAAGAGGCATGCCATGCCGAATAACAACGTGCTGACGGACGACCGCCGAGACGCGATCGAATACGCGATCCAGGTGCTTCAGCAAGTCGAGGCCGGTGACGGCACATTCGTCGGCCAGTGTGCCGATGCGATGGCCGGGCTCGAAAGCATCCTCGCCGCCCATCCGGGCCAGCCGGAGACACGCGCCGAGGTGACGAAACTGACTGTGACAGTCGGTCGCCTTCTTGCGATGGCGCCGCATTTCGAAGAATGTGAAACGTCTGAGCCGTGTTTGTCTGCCCTGATTCACCGCTACTACGAGAACGATTTCGGACGCGAAAAAGGCCGCGAATACGCAGAACTCTATATCGCGGCATTGTACGAAGTGGCCCGCGCAGGAGAAGCATCATGAACGAGCCGATTCTGTCGCGCGAGGAAGTCGTGCATACAGACATGACCGATGAGGGATTTGCCGCCCTCAAAGCGATGGTCAACATTGCTCGCGGAATGGTACGCGCTCGGCTTACCGAAGTTAGCGTTGAACTCGTGAAGTCAGGGCATAAGGAAGGCGCAATCGACGAAGCCGTGAAGGCATGGGCCTCGTATGAGGCAAAGAAGCAATCGTACGGAGCCTAATCATGAAGATCACCGATGACATGCTTACGGAGTGGCGGAAGCAGTTCGAGGATTGGTGGACGCGCGATGTGCCTCCTGAATATAACTCACTGCTCTCGATGTTCTTCAAGTCAAATGAGGATGGCAAATATAAGAATCCACGCTGCCAAGGTGCATGGGAAGTCTGGCAAGCCGCTCGCCGCACCACGCCCGACAGGGAGGCGATCATCGAGGAGTGCGCGAAGGTGTGTGAAGCGTGGTCGGCGTCGATCGATACCGGGAAGAAAAGGAATCGGGTGGTAGCCGCGGCAATGCAAGGCGCATTGAGCTGCGCATTCGAAATTCGCGCTCTCAAGACCGCCCCCACTAGCGATCAGGGAGGTGCGTGATGGGCTGGTCTATCGGATACGACGACAACTGGAAGCGCGACATAGGCTATGGCGTGCCGGCCACGTGCGATCACCCGGAGTGCAACGAGAAGATAGATCGCGGTCTTTCGTACGTCTGCGGCGGCGAACCCTATGGCGGTGAGCATGGGTGCGGCCTGTATTTCTGCGGACGGCACGTTACCTATGCGGGCGCACGGCGAGACTATAAGCAGTTGTGCTCGCGCTGCTACTTTGGCAAGAGCACTTTCAATGCCAAGCCGGATGTGCGCGAGTGGATCCAACACAAACTGACCGATCCGAGTTGGAAGGAATGGCGCGAGGAGCACGTCGAAGAAGTCGAGAAAATGAAGAAGGAGATCGGAGAATGACAATCGACACCGAGAAGATGAAAGCGCTGGCCGAGAAACTTCGCGAGGATTATAAGAATTCGATCAAAGTTCTTCCGTGGCCATACCGAAGTGTAATTTCACCCACATCTATAGACGCCGCCGACGCCATCGACACCTTGCTCGCCGCTCTCGAAGCCGCTGCTGCGGATAAGCGGGATGCCGAACTGTGGCGCAAGTGGTGGGGTTATATGCACCGCATGAACAAAAAGCCGTTTGAACTGGCGCGAGACTGTGATCAATACGCTGCCCTCTCCCAACGCCAGGAGGAATCATGATCGACACCGAAAAGATGCGGTTCATGGCAACACGTCTGCGCGCGATGGACCTGACCACGTGCACAGAAGCCGCTGACGCCATCGACACCTTGCTCGCCGCTCTCGACCAGAACCACATCGACCAACTGGAAGCACAGGGCGCATACGAGGAACTGGATCGCGAGAACAATGGCCTCCGTGCCGCCCGGATCGCCCACGCCAGCGAGTTTCCGCCGGACGCCGAAGGGCTGCCCGATGTCGGCAACGTGCACGCGAATATCCGCAAGCTCAAATCCGCTCTCGAAGCCTCCGATCAGAAGCGCAAAGAAGCTGCGCTCGAAGCCGAGAAGGCGCGCGAAGAACGCAACCGCGTCCACGTCAAGCTCAACGCTGAGTGGATCAGGAGAACCGCCAAGCTTCGCGCCGCTCTCGAAGCCGCTGCTGCGGATAACGCGAGACTTCGGGAATGTGCGCTGAAGTATTTGACGTATCTGGATGTCGCTGATGCCGTCAGCGGATTGGAAAGGGATTTGCGTGATCCGAATATGGTCGGGTCTGCCCTCTCCCAACGTCAGGAGGAATCGTGAGCGAACTGAAGGCATGCCCGTTTTGTGGAAGTGGCAGCGTATTTATGTTGGCGGGCAGCTACTGCATCCAATGCGGAAACTGCGGAGCCGAAGGGCCATGGAACGATGACGATCCGAAGATCGCCATTGATGCATGGAACCGCCGCGCCCCTGCTAGTGAGGGAGAACAGAAATGACCGACAAAGAGATGCTTGAACTTGCTGCTAAGGCGGCTGGAATCCCCATTCACATATGGGGCACCAAAGGTGCTGAGAATTTTGCTGACATGACAGATGAAGGCAATCCCCGTCCATGGAACCCTCTTACCGACGACGGCGATGCGTTGCGGCTGGCGGTGAAATTAGGAATTTCTGCTTGGCGTGATTTCGACGTTATTTGGTGTGATGGAAAGGCTTCGAAGGCTGGAGATGATGCAT